CTGCGCTGGGATACTAACGGGGACGGCGTGGTTGACGAGAACGACTTTCCTGATTGGCGGAGTGCAAGCAAATGAGCCTGATCGAACTCCAGAAGAAGATCGGGGTCACGGCTGGCGGGGCTTTCGGCCCCGGCACGCTCAAGGCTGCCTGCGCTTACTACAAGCTGAACCGCAACCGCGGTGCCCACTTCTTCGCGCAGTGCGCGCACGAGAGCGGCAACTGGCGGGCGACCAGCGAGAACCTCAACTACAGCGCGCAGGGGCTGCGGGGCATTTTCCGCAAGTATTTCCCAACCGACGCGCTGGCTCAGGCTTATGCGCGTAAACCGCAGAAGATCGCCAACCGCGTCTACGCCAACCGCATGGGCAACGGGCCCGAAAGCAGCGGCGACGGGTGGAAGTTCCGTGGTCGGGGCTTCCTCCAACTCACCGGCCACGACAACTACAAGGCCCTGTCGGAGTACATCAACCGCCCCGACATCATGGATAACCCGGACCTCGTAGCTGGGGAACTGGCCATCGAGAGCGCCCTGTGGTTCTTCGACCGTAACAAGCTCTGGTCGATCTGCGATCAGGGCATCAACGACGGCGCAATCCTCGCGCTGACCAAGCGGATCAATGGCGGTACGCACGGCCTCGAGGACCGCAAGCTGAAGACCAAGAAATACGCAGGGTGGCTGTAGTGGGCATCAACATGGCTGACATTCTGAAGGGCGCGGTCCCAATCCTCGTGGCCTGCATTGCGTGGCTGCTTGGGCAGGTGAGCGCCTTTGAGAGTAGGCTTACCAAGATCGAAGCCGCGATGCCTGTCCTCATCACGCAGGACGGCGCACCTACGGACAGCCCGCTTTCAGCCAAGGCCAGAGCGGAATTGCGCGAACACCTCACAGGCGAAATCAACGAACTCAAGGTGCGCGTCGGCGTCATCGAGAGCAAACGCAAGTAGCACGGAGGAAGGCATGAACCTCAAGAAACTGCTCGTCTCAAAGGCTAAGGATGCCGTCATCAAGCAAGCCAGCGAAAAAATCCTGCCGATGGAAGGCGACGCACCGAAGAAGATCGGGAAAGGCAAAGTGGCTGCGGTCCTCGCCGTCATCGCCGCGATCGCCGCTGCCGTCCCTGAGTTCATTAAGTGAGACGCTGTGCAATCTGCCGAAAAGTGATATAAGGACGCGACATGGCCACCGCGATGACCTTCACGACCCTCAAGCAGGACGTTCAGCGCTATCTGGAGCGCGGGACGACGTACGCGTCGGACCCGATCGTCTTCGAGCAAATCCCGCGCCTGATCAACCTCGCCGAGCGGCGCATCGCCCGCGAGCTGAAGATCCAAGGCTTCATCAATGTCGTCGTGACCAACCTCGCGCCGGGTCAGTCGGTGGTCGCCAAGCCCGACCGCTGGCGCGACACGGTCTCGTTCACCTTGGGCACCGGCGTGGACAACGAGCAGCGCAAGAGCATCTTCTCGCGCAGCTATGAATACCTGCGGTCCTATTGGCCCGACGCGATGGCGACGGCCGAGCCGGTGTTCTACAGCGACTACGACTACAATCACTGGCTGGTCGCCCCGACGCCGGATGCCGAGTACCCCCTCGAGATCCTATACTACCAGCTCCCGCCGCTCCTCGACGAGGAGCACGAGACCAACTGGCTGACCGAAAACGCACCAGAAATCCTGCTCTACGGCACGCTCCTTGAGGCAACCCCGTTTCTCAAGAACGACGAGCGCATCCCGGTTTGGCAGAACATGTACGATCGCGCGGCTGCCATGCTCAACGGTGAAGATCTGGCCAAGATCCTCGACCGCAGCGCCGTTCGCAAGGAGGCATAAATGTCTGGCAGTTTCACTCAGGTCTTCGGCGGCAACGTAATCTACCCGTCGGATGTCTCCTATCTGGCCTTGGCGCTCAATGCCGACACCGTCCTGAGCTGGCCGCAGGACAGCAACAGCCAGAATGTCGTTGCGCGCATCATCGATGTGACGCCGAGCGGCCCGTACACGATCACCCTGTCCGACGCGATGTCGGTCAGTGTCGGCACGACCATCCTCTTCAACAACCTCGGCCCCAGCACCATTACGGTGGACAAGGCCGACGGGAACGCGATCCTGAGCATCGGCCCGGGCGAGCAGTGGCAGACCTACCTGACCGACAACGACACGGTCGGCGGCACTTGGCGCTCATTCCGCTATGGCGCCGCCACGGCGCAGGCGCAGGCCTCGGCGCTGGCCGGTGCGGGCCTCATGGCGGCAGGCTCCGCCCTCGCGCAGAACTATCCGGTCATCAACTTCTCCAGCACGCCCTACAGCCTGACGGCCCCTGACCGCGCTAAGGTCTTCGTTTGGACTGGCGGCCTCGGCACGCTGACCCTCCCGACCGCAGTCGCTGCGGGTAACGGCTGGTTCGTGCAGGTCCGTAACGCCGGTCAGGGCGACCTGATCATCGACCCGTCGGGTTCGGAAACGATTAACGACGGCTCGACCCTGCTGCTCCAGCCCGGCGACAGCGCCGTGGTCGTCGGCGACGGCATCGAGTGGTACACAGTCGGCCTCGGCCAGCAGCCGGTCTTCGCATTTGACTACACGACGATCGCGGTCACCGGCGGCACTTACACGCTGAGCGGCTCGGAACTGAACCGCATTGCCTACAAGTTCACTGGCACGCTCGCCTCGAACGCCACCATCGTCGTGCCTGCGACTGTGCAGCAGTACTGGGTAAACAACGCCACCACCGGCGCGTTCACCCTGAGCCTGCAAGCCTCGGGCAGCGGCACCTCGACTGCCGTTAATCAGGGCGAGACGGCAATCCTGTACTGCGACGGGACGGCCATCATCCCAGCTACAACGTCGGCCCCCTTTGCCGGTATCTTGCCGATTACGCAGGGCGGCACCGGCGCGACGACCGCTGCCTCGGCCCGCACCAACCTCGGCGCGACCGGCATCGGCTCCTCGGTCTTCACCGCCGCGACCACCGCAGCGGCGCGTTCGGCTATCGCCGCAGCGGCGAGTGGCGCGAACAGCGACATCACGTCCCTGACCGGCCTCACAACGCCGCTCAGCGTGGCGCAGGGCGGCACCGGCTCGGCTACCGCTTCTGGTGCCCGTACCAACCTCGGCGCGGCCGCCAGCGGCTCAAACGCTGACATCACGGCCTTGACCAACAGCGCAGGCATCCAGATCGGTGCGCCAACCGGCGGCGCGCAGGGCGTCGGCACGATCAACACCACGGGCCTCTTCATCAACGGCGTGGCGGTCGCTGCGGCTGGCGGCTCGGTCAGCTCTGTCAACGTCAGCGGCGGCACGACCGGCCTCACCACCTCGGGCGGCCCGATCACGACTTCGGGCACCATCACGCTGGCGGGTACGCTCGTCGCGGCGAACGGCGGCACGGGCCAGACCACATACACCGATGGTCAAATCCTGATCGGCAACACCGCAGGGGGTTTGACCAAGACGACGCTGACTGCCGGGTCGGGCATCTCGATCACCAACGGCAACGGCTCGATCACCATCACCTCGACGGCAGGCGGCGGCACGGTCACGAGTGTTTCCGGCTCGGGCGGCACGACCGGCCTGACCCTGTCGGGCGGCCCCATCACCGGCGCAGGCACGCTCACGCTTGGCGGCACACTCGCAATCGCGAGTGGCGGCACCGGGGCCACCAGCGTCTCCGGCGCGCGTCTGAACCTCGGCGCTGCGGCCTCTGGGGCGAACAGTGACATCACGTCGCTGAGCGGCCTGACCACGGCCCTGAGCATCGGACAGGGCGGCACCAGCCACACCAGCTACACTGACGGTCAGCTCTTGATCGGCAACAGCCTCACCAATGGCCTGAGCAAGGCCACCCTGACGGCTGGCAGCGGCATCTCGATCACCAACGGTAACGGCACGATCACCATCACGTCGCTGGCTGGCGGCGGCTCGGTCACCAGCGTTGCTGTCAGCGGCGGCACGACTGGTCTTACCACCTCGGGCGGCCCGATCACCGCGTCAGGTACGATCACATTGGCGGGCACGCTGGTTATCGGCAATGGCGGCACCGGGGCCACTACGGCTGCGGGCGCTCGCACTGCGCTGGACGTGCCTTCGACCGGCGGTTCGGGCGCGACCGGCACTTGGGGCATCAACATCAGCGGCAACGCTGCCACGGCCACTAATGGCGTGGTGACTACCGGCGCCTACGCTAACCCGGCGTGGATCACGTCGCTGGCAGGCTCGAAGGTGTCCGGCGACATCGCCGGTAATGCCGCCAACGTGACCGGCACTGTGGCAATCGCCAATGGCGGCACCGGCGCGACTACCGCCGCTAACGCCCGCACCGCGCTCAGTGTGCCCTCGACCACTGGTGGCGGCGCGTCTGGTACGTGGGCCATCGATATCAGCGGCAACGCGGCCACGGTCACGAACGGCGTGGTGACCACTGGTTCGTACTCAAACCCGACGTGGATCACGGCCCTCGCCGGGTCGAAGATCACCGGCAACATCAGCGGGAATGCCGGAAACGTCACAGGGACCGTCGCGGTCGCCAACGGCGGCACTGGCCAGACGACTTACACCGACGGCCAGCTTCTGATCGGCAACAGCGCCACCAGCTCGCTCTCCAAGGCGACGCTGACGGCTGGCAGCGGCATCTCGATCACTAACGGCAACGGGACGATCACGATTGCGGCCACCGCCGCGAGTGGCACCGTCACCTCGGTCAACGCATCGGGCGGCACGACTGGTCTGTCTTTCTCAGGCGGCCCGATCACCACCAGCGGCACGCTGACGCTCGCCGGTACACTGGCCGTCTCCAACGGCGGCACGGGCGCGACCACGGCCGCCGGGGCGCGCACCGCGCTTGACGTGCCGTCAACGGGCGGCTCGGGCGCGAGCGGCACGTGGGGTATCAACGTCACCGGCACCGCCTCGAGCGTGCCGAATGGTGTCGTGACTACGTCTAGCTACTCGGACCCGGTGTGGATCGCCTCGCTCGCCGCCTCCAAGCTGACTGGCACTGTCGCAGTCGCGAACGGCGGCACCGGCTCTTCGACCGCGTCGGGCGCTCGCACGGCGCTGGACGTGCCCTCGACCGGCGGCTCCGGCGCGAGCGGCACTTGGGGCATCAACATCACGGGCAGCGCCGGATCCGCAAGCAGCGCCACCAACGCGACGAATGCGGCGAACCTCGTGACCTCAAACTTCTCGATCGTGGAGAGCGGCGGCGTCCTGTTCATCAAGTACGGCGGAACCAATATCGCCAAGATCGACAGCTCGGGTAACTTCACGACGCTCGCTAACGTCACTGCATATGGGACTGTCTAATGGCTCTTCCTGCAAGCGGCCCGCTGACGCTGGCCAACATCCAGACTGAGTTCGGGGGCAGCAACCCGATCTCACTGAGCGAGTACTACGCCGGTGGCGGCCTTGT